ACACAATACGTTATATAATGAATCTTCGGCGAAAGCGTCGTGTGCCATGACGACCCGAGACGGTGGTGATAATGCATCGAATGGGAGTTACATAATCCCATTCTTTTTTAGTGAAGATTGGACGAAATCTTTACCACTTGTCGGTCTTCAATACCACGAAGTTGAAATTCGAATTAAATGTAGAAATGGTCCATTTAGTTTAGGTTCTTCGCCAAAGGTATACGGTTCGTACGTGTATCTCGATACAACCGAACGTGAATTCTTTGCGAATAATGAACATGAAATTCTCATTACACAAACACAATACCAACCAATGTCTGGTTCCGATACGTCAATTGATTTGTCATACTTTAATCACCCAGTAAAGGCCGTTCACATAGCTTCGAATAATAAATCTTCCTTCTTCCCCAATGGTACTGAGTACTTGTTCACGGATGCGTCTATGTTTATTAACGGTGTCCCACTCTTTGAAAATATGACACACGAATACCATAGAAACGTTGTTCCATCGAGACATTGTTCGGTTCTTAACACCACGGTCGATTTGGAAGAAATATATACATGGCCATTTTGTCTTACCATGAACAAGTCTCAACCAACGGGTACCTTGAACTTTTCGAGAATCGATAATGCGAGGATAAATATTAATGGTGGTACAAACGGAGGAGTAAACAGGGAAATGATTCGCGCGTATGCGGTCAACTATAACATTCTCAGGATTAAGAATGGTATGGGTGGTGTCGCTTTTGGTAATTAATTTAATAATTTATACACCAGAAGAACCAAAACCACGCGTTCCTCTTTGCGTCTCCTTTAATTCTTCAACCTCTTCAATAAGAGGGGTTTCACACTTTTCCAAAATTAATTGCGCGATTCTATCGCCTTGTTTAATAACGAAAGTTTCACTCCCGTGATTAAACAAGATAACCTTCAATTCACCAGTATAGTCGGGATCAATAACACCAGCACCCGTTTGGATACCGTGTTTTACAGTTAAACCTGATCTTGGTGCAATTCTACCGTATACACCTATTGGAATAGTTGCACATATACCAGTACCTACTATACCCCTTTCCGATGGTGGTATAATTACTTCTTCTGTACTGTACAAATCATACCCAACCGACCCAGGGGAATGTCTTGTCGGTATAATAGCACATGTATTTAGTTTTTTAATTTTAAGATGTGATAACGTCATTTTATTTAATTACGAATATTATCTTTATACCCTGTTTAAATTCTACATTTTAATGCAGCAAATATAATCCACGCAATAAAAATATCAACAGTGTAATGTTCTCTAGATGCCACAGCAAATAAAGACGAAAAAATAGGCCATATAGGCCACAAAGGTGTACCTATAAAATATGAAGATACTACGTTAAAAGTTGTGTGACCAGAAAACATGTAATCGTTACAAAATCCAAATGGTGGTTTAAATACACATTTATTTACAGATGGGTACGTCGTAACAGAATTACACAACCCTCTAAAAATATACATAAGACCTAATATTTTAAAATATGACTCTGTATTTTTATTACTCCATTTTGGTATACTAAATAATAACGCAATAATTGGTACGAACAGGGCAATATCACCTATTCTGTGATATTTAGATAAGTTAGGGAGAACTTTGTGTCCAATATCATATATTTTATCTTTATTTTGTTTTATTTCGTGACTTCTTTTATACGAAATAAAATACCCTACAAATATGTTAAATGCAAAAGCGAGTAAAGCAAATACTACTAAGTGTAACATAAAATACCCTGAGATAATATATTTGTATAAATAAATGGTAGGTATCAAAAGAAAAGAATTATTCAGAAGAAATTCAGCGCCAATATTTAAAGTTAGAATAAGAGAAAGTTTTTATAAAGATATATCATCAGTAACTTTAGAAAGAATAAAAAAATATATAAACGATAGAAAAACATCGGTCGTTTCTGTATTTTATGACCGCGATAAAAGTTTTAAAACGAGAAAATTAAAAGAAATTATGAACGCTATGAATATAAACAATAAAACACCTATAAATGATAAAATAGCCATACTCATAGGTGTTTATAATTATGCTAAAGATAGTAAAGAACTTGCAAACATTCACAAAAATCACTGTATTGCTGCTTATAAAATAGATGACACTTTATATTGTTTAGATCCGTGGGGGAAAGATACAAAAAATATATCTTTATCTATATTTTATCAATTACAAAAAATAACAAAATGTAAAAATATTTTTATATACCAAGGAAAAAATTTACAACAATTCGATAAAACTGGTGTTTGTGTCGGTTTGTCTTCGAATTTTTTAATGAACATGGGTAAAAGAAAACAAAAAATTGGTTTCGAAACTAAGGATATACCCGTGAATAGAAAAGAATACAGTCGATTATTAAAGAAAAGTCGATATGATGATAATATAAAAATATTTTTAAAGAAAATAATAATAAGAGCACGACATAATTTTTATGATAGATATATGTATTATAAATTATCTAAACAATCTCTAAAAGAAATAGAATCAAATTTATCTAAAAAAACAGTAATACAAAAAATTAAAATGGTTAAATAATACAGACGTTGTAAAAAATAATGAGTCTTAAAATCATAATGGGAAATATGTTTTCTGGTAAAACAACTGAACTTATTCGTCGTTTAAAAAGATATGAAATTATAGGTAAAAAAATACTCGTGTTAAATTCTTCCATAGATACGAGATCTAAAAATCAAGTATTAAAAACACACGATAATATTAACTTTGAATGTATTAAAACAGATGATTTAGAAAATGTCCATTATGATGATAAAGATATTATAGCAATAGACGAAGCACAATTTTTTACTGGTCTTAAGAAATTTGTAGAAAAAGTTTTGAAAAATAATAAAACTATAATTCTTACTGGTTTAGATGGTGATTATAAACAGAGAAAAATAGGTGAAATTATAGATTGTATACCACTCGCGGATAAGGTTTTTAAATTAACAGCTATGTGTATGGATTGTATGGACGGAACACACGGCCCATTTACAAAACGTATAATTAACTGCGATGACACAACTTTAATAGGAGGTAAAGATATGTATAAAGCTGTATGTAGAAAACATTTATACAATTAAAATATTTAATAATACTAAATGAATGCACTCCAGAAAAAAGCACCATTTATGGGTGCTGTATTTACGAACCTAATTTTCCAGGGACTTATCGCATATCAATCTGCAAAAACCGTTATAGAAAACCCAGAATACAAAAATTTTATGGCAAAAAATGCACTTTTTAATTTTATATTATTAATAAGTTTATTCCTCATACTCGTATTTGCAAAACTTGGATTACCAATTAAATTCGTTTTATTTACAATTTGTTCTATCTTAATGGGTGCATACTTATCTCCTGAATCTGATATAAAAGAAGCACTTTTAGAAGTTATTTCTATATTCATAATTATGTTCATATTAGGTATTCTGAGTGTTCAATTTGGTTTTGATTTAAGACCATTTGGTATTATTTTGTGTTTAGGACTTCTAGCACTTATAATATCAAGATTTGTAAGCCCAGGTAAAAAGAAATACGCTAAAATAGGGTCTTTATTATTTGCTTTATTTATTGTTTTTGATACGAACAATATTTTACAAAGAAATTATAACGGTGATTTTATAAATGCGTCGTTAGACTACTTTTTGGATATATTTAATCTACTTCAATACAATTTAAATAACGAATAAAATTTTATTGTAATATAGTAAATGCGAGTTCGTTTAAAAAAAAGTCCTAGATTTGATAAAAAATTCAGGGTTATTTTTGAAAACGGAAAAATAGTTGATTTTGGAGCAAAAGGCTACTCAGACTATACAATACATAAAAATCCATTACGTATGCGTTCATACGTAACACGACACGGTGGATTTGTTCCTCATATAATACAAAAACAAACCGACCCTAAACTAGTTCATAAAAATATGCTTGATGTGACTCGAAGTGATAAAGAAAACTGGACAAAAACAGGTTTTTTTACCGCAGGATTTTGGTCGAGGTGGCTTTTATGGAGTCATCCAGAACTCGAAGGTGCAAAAAAGATTATATCTAAGAAGTTTGATTTATCTTTTCTCTAAGACCACGACGTTTAAGGTTTGCTTTTAAAGCAGTCATTAGATTTGCACGCGGATCTCTTCTAATTGGTACTGGTGGTGCACGTGGTACAGGTGGTGCACGTGTGGCGGGTTGAGAAATTCGTCGAACACGTGGAGCATTTGGTTCCACCGTTCGTAAAAGTGATTTACACGTTCGTATAAGTTTTTTTGAATTTCGAACCTGAATTTCCAAAGCTGGTTGTCGCCGTCTTTGAATTTTCATCTTAAGTTCCTTTTCACTGAGAGGAACGCGTTTTCCTTTAATTTTTTTAGTTACACGAAGACCGAAACGTTTTGCTTCATTTTTTAATAAATCTATCTTCATTTATATTAACCAATAAAATTATATTGACGGATGTAATTTCATGTATCATTTCTTTATCGTGTTGTTTATAATTTTATTTTCTAAATATTAATAATTAAAAAAATTATCCGTTCTGTACATTTTAGTTTGAAAATTACCATTTTGTCCTAAAACAGAAATATTTTCATTACCATATAATTCTGGACATCCTATATCATCCATACAGTCTCTATCGTTAAGTGTTACTGGTAATGGGTATATCTGATCACCTGGTGTGGTTGTATAATAATGATATCTATCTCGTCTTCCTCTAACCTCTTTTCCGTATAGGGGTAAAGTTTCTTCGTCGTTACCAACAAGAACACCCATTTGTTGAACGTGACCAGGTTTATACTTTTTTATTGGAGGAGACCTATATTCCTTTTCAACTGGTATTTGTACTGGGACTTCTACAGGAAATGGGACTTCTATAGTTTCATTTACTTTAACAATTTTTGGATTATATATTTGATACAAAATAACAATTGCAAGTAAAATTATAACAGAAATCATTAATGATTTTTTAGTTTTATTCGTTACTTTCATTTATATAATACAGAGAAGTTATTTTTTCTTATAAAGAGGACTTAAATCAATTCTACCAAGTCTAAACTGAACAATCATCCATAAAGAAAATAAAAGTGATTTTAAAACTTTACTAGCATGTGTATCTTCTAACATATATATAGGTTTCATGATTCTACCAAAAAAAGTTTTATCTTTGCATTCACCTGTCACGACCATTTCTAATTGTGTCAATGCACACGTGTCATCATTTATAGACCAATGAAAAAATATAAAAGGTACTAAAAGAGAATAAAATTCTAAATTTTTCTTATTATTCATAAATGGAACAACTAACATTGTTACAAAAAAAATTAAATGAATGAAGAATATAATATTCATATCTATTAGTATGAATGAAGAAAAGAAACTTCCAAAAATATGGCATCCCCAACAGGAGAAGATACTAAAAGCTTGGGGAGAAGCAGCCGCCTGTTATAGATATATGCACTACCAAGCGTATTGTTCGTATAAAAGTCAAAGTATGAAATTTACAATACCACTTATAATTGTAAGTACAGTTACTGGTACTGCTAACTTTGCACAAGAAACATTTCCGCCGTCTATACAACCCTTCGTACCATCTGCAATTGGTGGTCTAAATTTAATCACAGCCATTGCAACAACTATCATGCAATTTCTTAAAATTAACGAACTCATGGAAGGTCATCGTGTTGCTTCTATACAATACGGTAAAATATCGAGAACTATTAGGCTTGAATTAACACTACCACTTATAGAAAGAACACAAAATGGTACTAATATGATTGAAAATATGCGTGCAGAATACGATCGTTTAATAGAACAATCACCAAACGTACCTAAAAAAATACTCGATAATTTCGAAAAAGAATTTCCAGATGAACAGGACTTTTTCAAGCCAGAAATTATGCATATCCAACCCATAAGCCCTTTCAAAGCTATACAAGAAAATGCGGTTATAACAAAACTTAAAGACGCAATGGGTGGAGTTGCAAAACGAGAACTTAAACAGGAACTTGATGATATACGGGGAGTAAAAAAGACAATTAAAGCTGATATAGAAGGTAAAAAACAACGCGTAAACGAAATTTCAGAATTAAAAGATATGGGCCTCGTTAGTTTAAAAGGTGATTTAATGAACGAATTAAGAAAAAGAACCGAACTCATGGAAGTTGTTACAGAATCACCGAAAGACGATTAACCATGTAAGCTAACATAATAAATAGAGCTAAGTTAAAGAGTGTAATACATATAACATAAGGAAAAACTTTCCTTTTTAAGGGTTCAATAATTCGTTCTTGAAAAGTATCGTTTTCTAAAATAATATCTATAGCCTGATTTGTAAAATCATCTTTATCACCAGACATGGATTCATTTGTTAAAATAACAAAACAAAAAAAGAAAGATACTTTATCGCTACACGACACAGAAATAAATTTATTAAAAAAATATATAAAAGAAAAGAAAAATGTATTTATATGTGGATCTATAGGCGTTGGAAAAAGTTACGTACTAAACAGTATTCTCGATGAATCAAATAGTATAGAAATTTACGATATAAATACACAGAAAAAAACATTTTTTTTCAATGAATTAAAAGAAACAAATTTACACGTATACATAGATAATTACGAAAATGATTTACAATGTAAAAAAATAATAGAAGATATCTCTGAAAATAACCATAAAATTTCACAAGGGTGTTTTATTGTTACTTCAAAAAATGTACATATATTAAATAATTTTACAACACTCATTGTAAAAAAATGCGAACCAGAACAAATAATGAAAATACAATCAAATCACCCAAATACAAACAGGGCAGCTGAAAAATGTTTAGGTAATATTCATAATTATTTTCATTATTTAGATTTTGATAATATAAAAGATTTATTTAGATCACCAAAAGAACTTATTTTAGATATTTTTTATACCGATCGTAACATAGATATATCAGATAGTTTACACGAACATGGGCATATATGGTCTGTAATACACGAAAATTACCCCGATTTTATAGAAGAAAGTTATGAACACGTTATACTATCTATATCAGATGCAGATGTATATGATACATATTTATATGAAGGAATTTGGGAATTTATGTGTTATTTTTCATTACACGCAATAAAGATACCTAAAATGTATTTTACAAAAATAAGAGAAAATAAAGATATAAGACCGGGATCGGTATGGACAAAATATGGAAACCAAAAAATGAGGTATCAAAAAGTAAAAGACATAATATATCGTTCAAATAGAAAAATAAACATAAATGATTTTTATTTATTAAGAGAATATGCAAAAAAGGACGATGTTTCACATTTTAAACATTATAATTTAACACCACAAGATTTTGATTTAATGAATCATCTCGCTTTACATAACAAACTGAAACAGAGAGAAGTCACAAGAATAAAAAAGATGATTAAAGAAGAAATAGGTAATTAATATAAATAAAATGACTGCCGTTAACGCGGTTGAAGAAGATTATAAAATCACTCGCGTTATTGGTAACGAAATTCTATACTATGGTGAAATTACTAGTGATGATATATTAGAATTCATAGAGGAGTTTAAGAGACTCGAAATCCGTCTACTCAAACAAAAGGCTGAACTCATAGGTTACGAACCTCTTATACGAATACATATATGTAGCGGAGGTGGTGATTTATTCGCAGGTCTAAGTGCAATGAACATACTCGAAAAATCACGTGTTAAGGTTATCACGATCGCACAAGGTGAATGTGGGTCAGCGGCAACATTCCTCCTTTTGGGGGGTCACGAACGTCTCATTGGTAAGAATGCACACGTTCTCATACACCAAATATCAACGTCCGGATTTTGGGGAAAATACGAAGAAGTTAAGGATGAAATGCGAATGTGTGATAAACTTATGAATATGGTCAAGAAAACGTACAAAGAAAAAACAAATATCCCAGATAAACAACTTAAGAAACTCATGAAACGTGACATATACTTAGACCCTAGTGAATGTATTAAATACGACGTCGTCCACGCTCTTGACTAATATCGATGTGGCGTTTATAAAGACCAATTATGGTCGCAATTATTAGAAACAAACAAAACGTATTCGCGTTTATTGGTATAACTGTATTTTCTGGAGGTTTGAGTCGTTCCATTCTGCTATAGTCGACGACGGGTATTTTATCCGCCATACTCTACTATACC